CTTGTCGCACCACTCCGACTGGACTGATTCGTACTTCTGGCCGCTCCGCTGGCACTCCAGCAGGATTTCTCGCGAGCGGGCCACCCAATTGGCCGAAAACTCTGCGATGTCTCGCCCGGTAGCTTCTGCGCAGTCGCGTAGCTCGGACTTCATCCGCTCGCCCATCTGGTCGATCCAGGCGACGACCTTCTCCGGCTTGCTCCGGCGGTCGAAGATGCCGTCGATCTCCAAGCCGGCGAGCCGACGGACGTTCGTCATAAACAAGACCTCAAACAGGTCTGGCGCCGAGCGATTGGCCGGTTCTTTGGCCGGCGACTCGGCCTGATCCTCGGCCTGTTCGGCCGGTTTCTCGCCGGGGATGGCCGGTTCTTTGGCCGGTTCGGGTTTGAGCAGGTCGGTGAGCTTCTGGCCCGTCGGGTTGGCGGCGGTGAACGCCTCAAGCAGGGCCATGTTGACCTGCACGAATCGCTTCTTGCCCTCCTCGCCGGGGAGGGGATTGCGGCCGATGGACTCACGAAGCTCGTTGACGTCGAGCGCGCCCATGTTGAAGAACTCGCGGGCGTACTTCGCCCTCGCCTCATAGTCCCCAGCCATCAGGGCATTGAGGTCGAAGCCAACGAAGAACGTCTTGTCGTCCACGACGAGGTCGCGACGGCAGGCCATCTCGATGCGGGTACACCACGGAATCAGCGAGAACGTGACGAAGTCGATGGCCGACTGCTCGACCGTGTTGTAGCGCACGTTCGACATATCGCCGAGGAGGTGGCCCGGCACGCGGTAGATGCGGCTCACTTCCTCGACGCTGAATCTCCGCGTCTCAAGAAGCTGGGCGGTAGCGTTGTTGATCTCCTCCGGCCGCTTCTTGAATCCATACGGAACCACGACGGTCGAGAATGCGTTCTTCGGCCCTTGGAGCATCTCGTTCCACTGATCCTTGAACCGCCGCAGCACCTCGGGCTTGTGGGGCTGGTCGGTCTCAAAGACGGCGCCGCCGCGGGCGTTGTTCCCGAAGAACGCCGAGGAGTGAATCTCTGCTGCCCTGGCAAGGCCGATGGCCTCGCGGGAGAGGGTCACAGGCACATACCCGGTCACGCCGTCGGAAGACAGCCATCGGATATGGAAAATCTGCTCCTGCCGATACTCGACGGGGTCGGGGTTCGGGTTCAGGAGCGTCGGCGGGACTTGGTAGTAGTACCGCAGCTTGCCGTTCTCCAGCCGCTTGACCGTCATCCGCGAGGCGTGGAGCGGCTCCAGCTTGTCGACGGCGCCGTTCGGGCCGGGGATGATCTTGCTGTAGGCGTTGCCCCAGAGGAGCAACTGGCTCATCATCCACTCTTTCCACTCAAACGCTGTCATCCAGTCGTTGGTCTGGTAGTGCAGCAGTTCGTGGAGGTGCTGGTCTTCGGCGATCTCCTTGCCGCCGCCGGGTAGGCGACGGTAGAGGTTCATCGGCAGGCTGGCGATCGACTCAGACAGCACCCTGACGCAGGCGAGGACGGCACTGCATTCCAGGCTCGTCTCGGGGCTGACGGTAATGCCGGACGTCGTCCGTCGGGTGTCACGAATCTCTTCAAAGATTCGGGCCAGATTGCTCCGGTTCTCGATGACTTCAAGGACTGCTTCGTCGGCTTGATCCATCTTCAGAACACCATGAGCATTGGTTCGTCGGGCTCGTTCCTGGCCTCGCCCGAGGCGATGCCCAAGGCCATGATCAAGGCCACCATGCCGTCGATGCGGCCAGTCGAACTGCTGTTTTTCTTCGTCGGCTTCACGTTCCCCGCGTCGTCGGTCTTCACCTGGACGTTGCTTGCCTGCCACTGAAGGACCGGGTTGCCGCCGTGTCGCAATCGACCCTGAATTACCAGGGTTTCAAGGAGCTTCGTCGGGGCGTTCATCGACACAAAGCCTTGACCGAAGGGCTTCATCACGACCCCCTCGTTGTCTAGCTGGGTAGTCAGGTGAGTGGCGTTGTATCGGTCGATAGCCACGCCTCTGACTGCGTTCTTCTCGCAGAAAGCTAGAACGTGGTCCCGCACGATGTCGTAGTCAGTCACGTCCCCTCCCGTAAGTGTAACAAATCCGGCCTTGGCCCATTCGAGGTAAGGCACGCGGTCCTCCTTGGCACGCTTGGCGGCGTTCTCCTCGGGGATGAAGAAGTGGGCGTAGATGTCGTAGGTTCCGTCGTCGTCGGGCCATATCGCCACGAACGCGGTAGTGTCGAACGTCGAGGCCAAGTCGATGCCGCAGTAGCACATCCGCTCGCCGCCCGGCCGGGGCTGCTCGCCACAGTTCTCAAAGGCGCCGGCCTTCAACCACTTCGTCGTCGAGGACATCCACTGGTTCAGGTGGAGCGTCCTGAAGACCGTCTCGTCGGATGGTGACTGCTGCGCCTTGGCCGAGAACTGGTGGAAGTATTCCGGCTTGAGCGTGACGCCGTAGTTCGGATTCGCCTTCTTCCAGGTGGCCTCATCGAACGGGTCATCGGCGGGGTCGGCGGCAAAGATGCACGGTAGGAACGTCGGGTCGACGAGGGCGCCGTCGCGAATCTTCTCGGCCCGCTTCCAGTCCCTGTAGCAAGGCCCCTGCATATCGGTGCCGGCCGTGGTGATGTAGATCGTGAGAGGCTGCTTTCGAGCGCCCATGCCGGTCTCAAGGACGTCGACAAGCTCCCGATCGGGGAAGACGTGGTACTCGTCGATCAGGGCGCACGACGGGTTGTAGCCGTGCTTGGTCCCCGCCTCGCTGGAGATGCAGAGCATCTTGGCATTGCGGCTCGGGACGACGATGCTGTTGCGGTAGACCTTCGCCTTGCGGGCCAGGGCAGGGCAGGACTCCAGCAATTGCTTGGCGGCGTCGTGGAGGATCGACGCCTGGGAGCGGTCGCCGGCCGCCACGATCACCTCGGCGCCCTCGTCGTCGCAGAACGCCATGTACAAGCCGATCGCGGCTGCGATCTGGCTCTTGCCGTTCTTCCGCGGTAGGGCAAGCAGGGAAGTCCTGTATTGCCTCGTCCCGTCGGGGTTCTTCGTGTTGAAGAGGTCGTTGAGGTAGGCGTCCTGCCACGCCTCAAGCAGGAAGTTCCGCCCGGCAAAGTCGCCGCGGGTGTGCTTCAGGAGCGGGATGAACCGCCGGATGTCGACGAACGGCTGCATCGTAGGCGATTCGCGAATTGCGAACGGCGGCGTCAGCCGCCCTTCGTGAGTAGCTCATCCATCGGATCGAGGATGACCTTCTGCGCGCCATATCCGAGGCGTGTTCGATCCGCCGGCGTCAGGCCGAGGACCGTTTCCAACTGACGCAACTGCTCATGGCAGTGGTTGCTCTGCGACTGCCACTTGGTCGGTCGGCAGAACCGCAGGCTCCCGTCGGGGCCGACAACCTCCCGCCAGCACTCGCCTGTCTTGGCGAGTTCCTGCTCTGCGGCCCACCACTTCTCCCAGACGATCGCGTACCTCGCGATCACTTGGGTGTCGCTTTCCGCTAGCGTCCCCATGCCCTGCGTGTATCCGCAGACTAGGCGGAACATCTCCTTCGCGGCTGGACGCATCCAGTCGGGCGGTTCGGGCAACTCTGATACCGGGGTGCCAAGCTCCTCGCGGTACTTGGCCTCCCTCGATCCGCGAAGCTGAAGGATGTGCTTCGGGGTCGGCGCGGGGCCTTTTGCCATATGTCTTTCATGGTAGCTTATTGGCAGCCGCCGGGGCAAAGGAGTCGAGCAGGGAAGCACCCTTGCGGGAGTTGCAGTCGAAGCAGGCGGCTTGGACGTTGGACTCAACGTGACCGGGTCCGTCGGGGCCCAGGCTCAGCGGGATGATGTGGTCAAGCGTGGGGCTCCGCGGGTCCACGCCGGTCGAGGTGTGCAGGTACTTCCGCAGAAGATCGACGCCGCATATCTGGCAGGCCCAGTTGTCTCGGTCGTAGATGCTGGACTTCTTGATCGGCGTGTAGGGGGCCTTGAATCGACGGCACCTCTGGCGGTAGTTATCGCCTCCGTGCTTCTGGCGACGTCTCTTTCTCGCTTTGCGTTTTAGGGCTCTAGCTCGGCTCTCACCGCACGACTCGCAGAGACTGCCCTTGCTGCCGCGAGCGGCTTCGGCCGCATTGCATTCGCTGCACATACGAGCGGGACGCTTCACGGCGGCCCGAACCGGCCTCGCTGGCGCCCAGCGGAGAGACTCGACCTCGATGAGCCAGTCTCGCTTTTTCCTCCACGCGGCAAGATAACTTTGGCAACTGCGCGCGGTATCTAGCGGACGTCTGGCGTAGGGCTTCTTCTCCTTGCGAGCCGCGTAGGCGCAATCGCGAGAGCAGTATTTGTTCTGCCTACGGCCGGACTGAACGGGGCACCTTTTGTCGCACCGAAGGCAGTTGAAAAAGGCGCGACTCGGCGCCCAGCGAGCATTCGACTTGCACGACAGGGAGCAGTATTTCTGATGCTTGTTGTGGCACCGAAACTCACCTCCGCAGTGCCCGCACACAAGACTATCCCATCTTCGCCGAAGCCACCGACACCCGTCTGAACAGTAGCTCCTTCGGTGCGGTGAGTCGATTAGCTTGCCGCACCGGCGGCAAGGCTTCGTCGGAACAAACCTGCTGGCAAGCGTCAAGGCGGCCTGAGTTCGCTGGTGTTCGCCCTGGCACGGGGCGCAACGAAGGCGGCGCCTGCCGCGGGTGCCAACTGGCCTGTGAATCTCGACTCCACAATCCAAGCACCTGTGGCAGGCGGCCGTAACCCGTGGCCGCCGCCGGGTGGCGTTCCGGCACCTTTTGCTGCACCATTTTGCAGGTTTCAGAGATGGCGACCGGAAGAACTCCTGGCCGCAGCCCGCGCAAGCACACGGCGTCGCCGCCCACTGCTCCTTGCAGGCATCCGTACAGAACCGTTGACCGACAGAGACTTCCGCCGTTCCGCAGTTCGCGCATTCGCGGCGTTGCCGTCCCAGCGCCCTGTCGGCCTTGCGGCATTCACCGGAGCAGTATTTGGTCGGTCGCCCGCGAGATGGAGACTCAATCGGCAATTCGCTGCCGCACCACCCGCACTTCCTGACTTCCCTGTCGCAGCCCTTGGTGCTGCAACACATGACGGCAGTGTACCACGCTGGCTAGCGGGGTAGCGTTTTTGCCAAACCGGCGACGAGGGCCGTTTCGAGCGATTTAGCTGCACCGTCGCACAGAACGGAGGCCAGGGACATGCGGTCTGCCCCGGCGCCGCGGCCGGACTGGACACCCCCCACCCCCCCGAGGAAAAATCCTCGGGGCACCGGGGGCGTCAGGGGTGGCGACGCCCCCGAGGGTGGCGCTGTGGCAGTCCTCGGGGCACCGGGGGCGTCAGGGGTGGCGACGCCCCCGAGGGTGGCGCCGTGGCAGTCCTCGGGGCACCGGGGGCGTCAGGGGTGGCGACGCCCCGAGGGTGGCGCCGTGGCAGTCCTCGGGGCACCGGGGGCGTCAGGGGTGGCGACGCCCCGAGGGTGGCGCTGTGGCAGTCCTCGGGGCACCGGGGGCGTCAGAATCCGCGGAAAAATGGCAGCGCATGAAAATCTCTGGAGTGTAGAGTTGACCCTTTCCGATACAGAGCCTATGATCTGCAAACCGAGGGGACGCCCCCCGGAAACCCCCCGAGGACAAACCATGCTTCCCACGATGTCAGTTTGCCACGATGTCATTCGGATTTCAG